CTAAATACCTTTCTTGAACTCTATGACATCGGGTTAATTAAGCAAAAGCTGATTAAGAACACTCATGAGAATCGGAGATCCCAGGAAATCCCTGGAAATACTCCTACAAATCTTATGATGTTTGGTACACCGACCAAATTATTAGATGGTGGAAAAACCGAGGAGGAATTTAAACAATTTCTCGAGACAGGCTACGCACGACGATTACTCTATGGGTACACTATTGAGAATCATCGAACCAAATATGCCTCAGCTGAGGAACGGTATAAACAAATGACGGATATTGCCCTAGCTCAGGATATTGAGTCTATCCAGCAAATGTTTACCAACTTTGCGAAACGACCGTTTAATCCTGTTCTCCAGATGTCAGAGAAAAATCATATTTACCTGATTGAATATCAAATGAAATGTGAGGAACTCGCTGATCAATTCAAGGATCACCAGAATATCCACAAGGCAGAAATGGCCCATCGACACTATAAAGCCCTCAAATTGGCTGGAGCCTATACCTTTGCTGATAATGTGACAGAAATCACACAGGATCATCTAGATTACGCCATAAGCGTCATAGAGGACTCTGGGGAGGCTTTTCATACCCTGATGAGGAAACAGGGCCCATATGAGCGTTTAGCGCATTATTTGGCCGATTGTGACAATGAAGTGACCCAGCATGAGCTGATGGAGGAACTTCCCTTTTATAAGGGTTCAGAGGCCCAAAGAAAGGATCTGATGACCCTTGCGATGTCCTTTGGATACCGAAATAACATTATTATCAAAAAGCGGACATTGGATGATATCGAGTTCTTTATTGGGGAAACCTTGGCTGAGACCGATCTTGAGCGCCTCAGTGTCAGTATTAGCAAGGATTTGGCCTATAACTATGAGATAGCCTCTCCTCCCTTTTCACTCCTGTATCGACTCACAACGGCAGAAGATTGTCACTATGCCGCCCATGGATTCGTGAATGGACATCGAAAAAGTGAGAATGCCATTCCAGGATTTAATCTTCTGATTCTCGATTGTGATGGAGATATCAGCATTTCAACCGTAAAAGTCTTATTGGAAGACTATACCTTTCTGATTTCAACAACCAAACGCCATACGGCAGAGCTCAATCGATTCAGATTAATCCTTCCGCTGTCACATAAATTAAAACTGACTGCAGAGGATTATTCCAAATTTATGATGAATGTCTTTGAATGGCTACCCTTTCCTGTTGATGAAGGAGCTAAAGATATTGCCAGAAAATGGGCCTCACATCCCGGAATTTATGAATATAATACCGGTGATGTCATTGACGCGACGATGTTTATTCCAGAAACAAAACGATCTGATGAAACTAAGGCTCAGATTACAGCTATTGGTGTCGGTAATATTGAGCGTTGGTTTAAATCTCACACCTCACAAGGTAATCGAGCGAATCATTTATACCGATATGGGATGGTGATGATCGATGCCGAGTATGCATTAGGAGATATTGTGGAAAAACTTGAAGCATTTAATCATTCTCTGAAAACACCGTTACCAGAAGATCAATTTAGAAATAGTATTGTAAAATCTATTAGTAAAGAATTTCAGAAACGGGGGATCTAACATGAAACTAGGATTGTCTGACAAGGATCAAACGCAGGTCAAACATGCATTCTCTTCATTATGGGATGTCTGCGGTAACCTGTGGAACAACATATTTGATAATACTGATAAAGCATTTGTCGAACATGAAGAAATGCATATAAAAATTAAAGATCTTGAAGAACAAGTTCGAACATTAAAAGAAGAAAGGAATGTGCATGACAAATAATCATCTTGTTTTAGTCTCAGGAAAATCTAGTTCTGGGAAAAGCGCTAGTTTACTTAGTATGGATAAACCAGAAGGTGTGATGTATCTAAACTGTGAAAATGGAAAGAAACTTCCATTTAAAAGTAAATTTAAAGAGCACACCGTCACGGATCCAACTCAAATTTACCAAGCATTTAGTGAAGCCGAAAAAATGAAAGACATACATACCATTGTTATTGATACCCTCACATATTTAATGGATATGTATGAAAGTACCAAAGTCCTGACATCTACGAATACCATGCAAGCCTGGGGACAGTATGCTCAATACATGAAACAACTCATGTCTCAAATCGTTGCAAAGTCAACGAAGAATGTCGTTTTTCTGGCACATACATCAGATGTGCTCAATGAAGCCGAAATGATTAATGAGACCATGGTAAAAGTAAAAGGATCGTTAATGAATCAGGGTATTGAAAGCTTTTTTACTTGTGTCATTTCGACCAAGAAAGTGGCCCTTGGTAAACTCGATGATAAAGTAGCCAAGTCTTCACTCTTTAGTGCTTCAGCAGAAGATAAAGAGAATGGCTTTAAATATGTCTTTCAAACACGATTAACAAAAGAAACCGTTAACGAACGTATTCGAAGTCCAATGGGAATGTGGGATATCAAAGAAACCTATATTGATAATAATCTACAAAATGTGATCAACAGACTTCATGAATATTATAAGTAAAGGAGCATGATGATTGAAGAACAACCAATAGAAAGCATCCTAGCTAATATGGATCCAAAACGAGTTCGATTAGGTACTAATGTAGTCTTGGCTGCGACAGAAATTGGTATTGAAATTGTCCAGGATGTTGCAGCTGAAACACTTAAACATAAACCAGGTACTTCATTAAAGGAATTTACCAAGATATTAGGTATCTATCTTGAACAACAAAAAGCACAAGCGAAAGCTACTAATAATGGCTAATATACAGCCATTTATTTTCACACTCATATAAGAAAGGATAAAACTTATGAGCGAATGGGATCTTCCTAAAAATGTTGAGAAACCATCAATTGAAAACACAAGCAGTGGATTTGCTTGGGAATCAGGCGTCTATGATGCCACAGTCAAGATGGTATACTTGAATCAAGCCGCATCTGAAGCTGTTAGTTTTAATGTTATTCTAGAAAAGACTAGCGGAAACTATTCAGAGTTACGAGAAAATTTCTGGATTAAATCTGGTAAAGCTAAAGGTAAGAAAACCTATTATACCAAGGATGGCAAAGACTATCCTCTTCCAGGCTATGCCTTAGCTAATTCTCTCTGTATGGCTGTAACAGGTGAATCTCTTCCAAAATGTATGAAATCAGCAGAGAAGAAACAGGTAAATATCTGGAATGCTGAGCAGAAAAAAGAGCTACCGGCAGAACGTCCAGTTATTATGAGTTTAATTGGAAAGACGGTAAAAGTTGCGGTACACCAGGTCATTGAAGATAGACAAGTCAAAAATGGCAATGGCGACTATGTCGCTACTGGAACTGTTCGAACCGTCAACCAATGTAAGTTCTTTGGTAACACCGATGGAAAAACAGCTGAGGAAATAGAAAACAATACAGGTCCAGAAAAGTTTGATAAGTGGGCACAAAAGAATACCGGTACCGTGATCAATAAATCGTCAGGTGCAAAAGGCGGTAATTCTGCCGCTGCTATTATGGAAAGTACACCTGTAGATTCTTTATTCCAAACAGATTCTTCTGCGTAATGCGGATATGCGGAATAGATCCGGGGGCTAATGGAGCAATATGTGTGCTGGACAATAAAGCTCCAGCATACATTGCTCTGTTAGACCTTAAAAAATATTCAACGTATGACATTGCAGAATGGCTACGTACAGAATTACTTCATCCAGATGGGTACCAAATTTGGATAGAAAAGATTCATTCCTTATATGGTATGTCTGCTAAATCAAATTTTTCATTTGGGCGCAATCTTGGAACAATAACTGCTATTGCTGAAATAGTCGGTCATCACCAGATAATCAAAACAGTATCCCCTAAAATATGGCAAAGATTTGTTGGTGTTACTGAACGAGGAAAACGCATTAAAATACAGGTAGCCAATATTGCTACTGCCTTGTACCCCACAGCGAATTTACGTGGTAAACAAGGAGGCTTACTTGATGGGCGGTCTGATGCCCTGATGATTGCCCATTATGGATTATACAATTAAGGAGATCACATATGAATATTGATATTGAAACTATTGTTCGTGAAGAGATTCGTAATCTTCTTCGAGAACAATTAACAATTAATCATAATGCGATTGACGTTACGGTAAACGCAAAGCATATGACCAGTACAGGGAAAGCCTCGAAATGGGAATTTGGACCTGTACCAGGCAAACGACGAACAACTGCAGAACTTGCCTTACATGATCTAGAACTTAAAAAAGGTCGTATGCTTACACCTGAGGAAAAAGGTGAAGCCAAGGCATTAGTTGAAATAGATGAAACAACTGAGAATCAAGCAAAAGCAGCAACGATTAAGAAAGCGCGTATCGAGAAGATAACCGCTGAAGGATTAGCCGCTGCTACAAAAGAACTAGAAGAGGAAGCGGAAATACCAGCTCCTCAAAAGGTTCAAAAACTAGATGATCCTCCCGCAACTATTCCACAGACAGAAGATTTAGGAAATTTAAATTCTTTATTTGGAAACTAAAATAATGAACTCAAAATTTAATAAACAAGCTTATGAAGATATGGTGAATAGGGTAAGAGAATTACAAGGACATGCATCAATTTATGAAGCCAATACATCAAAGGCAAGTAAATTATGGACTAATATGAAAGCAATGTTTATTGCAGCTTTTGTATTAGCAATTGCAGTATTTATTTTAATGGGATCTTTGATTTTAATTCCAATAGTACTGGTTGTAGCTATTGGATATGCTGTATTTTTAGGAGTCAGAGCATCAATTAAATAAATTACGTAGAGGATCAGACAGGATTTCAAATAAGGTAATATTATTTGCCTCATCAAACAGATCATCTGTTTGAAGATAGTTTGGTGCAAAATCCCCAGACAACCATGAACTATTGACATTACCTAATGTTGGTAATCCAGTAGTCTGCTGCATAATTGCCGAAATTCCAACAGATGTTGGATTAGTTGATACAAGCCGTCTGGATGCTCTGGCATTACGTAGCCAATAAGATAGAAATGAAGTTATACCAACAACATCTAAAGCTTCTAATATTGGAATTAGTGCTTCATCAAATAAGACAAAAGCATTTAATGCATCATGCTTAGCTGTTTCAAATGGCACACCTTTAACTTTCGTTTCATGTTCAATCATGACATATCGACCTAAAAAGTCTGTCATTTGCACAAGATGTCTAGCAAATTGATATGGCTTACTCGTTTTTGTCATAAAGAGAACTTTTGCGGCATCTCCTAATTGACGAGGCATACTTTTTTCAAATTGTCGGGCTGCTTTTCCATACCATTTTTGATTAGCCAGAAGAAGTTTTCGCATCTTATTAAAATATCCATCTGTTTGTGCATCATTAATATCTTCAACAATCAGGTTATCTAATCCTGCCTCATGTAATCGATGAACTTTATTACCTTCCAGCCGATCTTTTAATCTTGCAGCTTTTAAGCCTTCTGCACTTTTATCTTTATGTAATCCTTTAGAACTTATGAGATGTTGAAGTCTTTTTAATTCTTTTGAATCTGTATTATAGCGATTATATTCGTATGCTCCTTCATAGATTTTATGAAAAATAAACTCTATGGGAATTTTTCTCATTAATAATTGAAAAATATTTGAAAACATATTACCAAACACTACTTGAGGCATAGCCATTACAACACGATTTTTCCCATACCCAATTGTTTGTTTAATAATATTATGAGTTACTCCAAGCGTTCTTGTGAATAATGGACCTGCCTTTTGAACAAGTTTTAGTTGTGTTAAATCAAATGCCTTATACCCAAATACTTTATCAATAATATCCTCTCTAACAAAAAATTTACCATGTAATGCATATCGTTTAATCTGATCTCGTATAGCCCATGGCATCTTTCTATAGCGATCAGCATATGCTGTAGTAGGATCCATAATATCAACCCAAGTCATATGCGGGTTATCTGGCATCATAGTCATTTGTTCATACACTAATAATTCAACAGTCTTTTTATCAGATTCAATAGTATTGACCCGATCAACTAATGCTGATCGCATATGAGCAAAAACATGTTGAATTTCTAATTGAGGCTGTAAAATTTCGTTTGTAGTTTGATAATTCATCATGACGCGATAATCAATAATTTTATTATCAGCATCTCTAACTGGACGCATATGTAATGTATGGTCCCATGATAAATTTTTAGCAGTATGTGCTTGTGCTGCAATAAATTTATCAATACGAACTTGTATTTTATGTAAATTAGGACGTCCCTTATGCGGTCCCGTAGTATGATGAAATGCTGGATCACGAGACAGTATTTCTTCTAATGACGTTCCCATATGTCGTTGATTGGTTGTTGACATAACACCAGAAATATCAGGAACTTCCGGTATTGTTCGTGTTACGAATAACGTATCATGAGTTTGGGCTGGATCAACTTTTGTTAACTCATAATGTTCAGTATATCCAAGCTTTTTCATTCTTGGTATATCTGCTTTTGTTCCAGTTGTAATATGAGTAAAGTTATCAACTCGTTCAACAATATATCCTTTAACTATATGATTCGGATCATCATTAAATAATTGGGATCGGGATTCTTGTTTAAAATCAAGATGACTATCAATCAAATCAATGATGCCATTTGCTTTTCCATCTTTTGCAAATTCATTAATAGCTAACTGGTGAACTAAATCAATTTGACGAGAATCAGTATGATTCAACGCAACTAAAGTGGCATACATATCTAATAAAGCAATCTGTTCATCAGACGGATCTTTACTAAGATAATCAAGAGCAATGGTTCGAACATTCTGATGTGATTGAGTTAATGCTGTGTTTCTAGTAGCAATATGAAATCCTAATTCATTGGTATATTGTAATGCATTACTTGAATGCGCTAATCCTAATGTGCGAGCAATACGATTTTGAAGATTTTTTCTAGCTGTTTTATCAACAAGTAAGTTCACAATGGCGGCATGACTTAATTCAAATTCTGTACCTTTATTACGAAGAGCAGAAAGATCTGTTTTAAATATAACATCAGTTAATGCGATTTTTGTTTCAACTGGCATAGCATGTGGATCAGTTGAATCTACAGATTTCCAAATACCTTCCCAACCTAGTTGTTTGTTACCGTCAAACCAATTTGTTGTAAAAGTTTCAGCTTGTTGTCGCGCTTTTTGAAGATTTGATTTAACATGAAGTAATTGATCAATCATTTGATTCGTCATTGCTCCTGCTCCTACTTCATGAGCAATTCCTCTCAAAGTTTTATTCAAAATTTTGTCAAAATATATTTGTGCTTTCATCATCATTTTTGGATTATTTGAAAACAACACAAACAGAGGTGTAGTAAATAATTGACCAACTCGTGTTAATTTACCTGGCATCTGGTCAGGAGGCCCTCCAAATTTCATAAAAGCATCATGACCTAATTGTTGAATAAATTTATCTGATTTATCTATCCCACCATAAATTTTATTTCTAACATACTCATATTTACTTTCATGTTTAGCTTGGAGCGCAACAAGGTGCTCCATAGCAGCCATCATTTCTGTAAGAGCTGTACCATCTGTATTCTCATAAGTTTTTTGTCCAAATACTTTTCGTATTGTATTAACTACAATCATCACAAGATCTAATAATTTACCAAGGATATCTGCTCGTTTTGGTACAGGTTTGTTTTTAAGATACTGGACCATTTTTTGATTCGTAACCGCATATGCTAAAAATTCATGTAATTTATTTTTCTCTTTACCTTTAAAGAGATAATCATATTGCTTTTTAGCCATAGTGATGTCATTTGTAGACGGCTTTTCAATACCATCTAAAAAAACTTTATATCCTTGACCTTCACCATATCCTCCTTCACTTCGTTTTTTATTTAGACTATCTTCAATATAATCGTATATTTTTTCTAAACGTGCGGCGACTAAAGGATTTTCTCGTATAGCGAGAAAAGTAGTACCATGAAGAAGTTCATGAACATATACTTCCTGAGGAGATTGGCTATTATTAGAAAAAGGTGCGTTATTACTTAACGATACCCGTATGGCATTACTTGCAATATCGTATTCTCCTTGTGTAACGCCATTGATTTGTTCAAGAGAAAGTTTAATACCCCCTACTTCTGATATTCCATCATCTAATATTCCAAGTACTTTGTTAAGAATATCTGTATGGCTATCCATAGATTCCTGACTAGAATAAAAGCCCTGAGAAAATTCTTTAAATTTGTTAAATAATGATCGAAAATTGCCTTTTGTAATATCACCTAGATCTTTTTCTGGATTAATTGGATCTCGTGGTACATCAGCTATGCTAAATAATTTATTTTTTATTTCTTTTTCTATTATCTCTTTTTGTTCCTGACTTAACGCTGCTGCATCTTCTGAAAGAAGACCAGATTGAAATCGTTGCTGAATACTTTTAAGGTCATTCAAGAAACTCAGATTAGCTTCAGATTCATAATCATAACCATCTTCAGTATTAGATACATTGTGAGCTAATGTATCTATGGCGTTATCAAGATCTTCTGGATTATTAATCAAATTTAAAATTTCTTTTTGAGTATATGGATTAATAGGCTGCTTCATATACCCCAACAAATTTTTCTTTTCTACTGCTGTTAATCGATTCATCAATTCTGTCCAGGGATTAACAGGATCTTTACGTTTCGCTTGAGGTTTCGCTTGAGGTTTTACTTTAGGTGTTGCTTTAGGCAAATGCGGAGATATTTTATCTTTTGAAGGAAGGATTGGTATATATTTATCAAGTTGTATTTGTGCCTTTGATAAGTTCTCTTGTAGCTTTGCTAATTTTTTTGGATCTTGATTCTTATCTATCGCTGTTTGAGCTGCCTTTACTTTCTTTTCATAATATCTACGACTAGCAATATTTGTGAGAATATGATTGATATCTTTTAAAACTGATCCTGGTAATGTTTCTACATTAACCAGGTTAATATTGTGCTTAGCAGCTATAGCAAAAATACCTTGTGCTACTTCAATAGCTTCTGATTTTGTAAGAGCCTTTAAAACAAAACCAGATACTGGTTTCATACGAGCACTTCCATCTGGTTTAAGAACGACAGCATCTGTTAAAGGAAATGGTAGATATCCTTTTCCCATATGTATTGCATACCATTGACCAGATTTAGCAATAAATACTTCATTATTATTTCCTACATACCATCCTTTCATATTACGTAACATATTAAAAACATCAGGAGTTAGAAGACGAGGATCAAGTATGTACCACTCATCTGTTTTTGTTTGTTGTAATTCTTCTTTTTTCTTTTGTAATCTTTCTTTTATAGCTGGGTCGATATGTGTTTTTTCAAATACTTGCGTTGCTGTACTTGTTTTAGATTCAGGACTAACACCTTCATTGATTAAGTCCTCAGCTTCTGGTCGTGGCATATATAACTGTTCAATGGTCATACCTTGTTCTGATATTTGACTATACAATATCTGTCGTTTTTCTTTCACAATGTTGACAATTTGTTCTATCTCTTTTGTTAACTCATCCAAAGTTTTTATGTCTTCTGCTTTTTTATATTTATTAATGTGTCCATGCTCTTCAATCCAATAATATAATTCATTACTTGAATGCGCTAATTCTATAGTAGAAAATATATCTAGAACCTTTATCATCTGATTATATGATTTTTCTAGAATACTATGATCTCGGTTATATCGTAGAAATTGACTTCCATAGTCTGCAGATACTTGAGACATATGTTCAGGACTTCCCATCAAGGCATCATGCAGCATAAGCAAATTTGGATGAACATTTAATGTTTGTGTGAGAACAACAGCATCCATATTAATGATTTGACGAATAAGAGCTGAGACTCCTGGTGCCACAAAACTTAACTTACTCGAAGTGGTAGTAGTTTCTTTTGTTGGATTACCACCAGTATTAGGACGAAGATTTCCTTGAAATTTTACATGTTCTTTTCC